GATCTTGGCTTGTAACAATACCTTTAGAGATGTTACAATGCCACCCAACATCATCCAACCACACCACGGCCTTTTTCGAAACCTCCCCGACGGCCTTTTTCGGTTTTGGATCGTTCGGTTTCGGATTCGGATCGTTTGATTCACTCACGATAATACCTTTCATTCAAAGCATTTACCCTTATGGTTCAAAGCAACGCTCCACTTTCGTAACCCTTCTTCCTACATGCACTTCTAAGCTCACTTTCCGACGTAAACAACCGCCCCTTTTCACCCCAATGCTCGAGAAAGATCGGTTTGAACGTCCGGACATTCGACCCCAAAACCCGAGCACATACTCCCCCACACTCCGGACACTCGACCTTACGATTCCGATGTCGGATTTTGCGGAGTTTCCGAACGACCCGATGTTCCGGATTGTCCCGACATTGGTAATGATACATCGGCATTTTGAACGTGTCCTTTCAAGATCCTAGTAATATCCGCGTCGTTAAAGGCCGTTTCGATATACTCGATTAACGCATCCGGGTCAACAAGACCCGTTTGCAGTAACGTAGTGAAGATCTGAAGTGCTTCGGATTTGCGTTGGGTCGTCGATTCAAGAGGTTCGGAAGTAAACCGGACCGAGTACGCGTACTCTCCAACAAGGTCCTCTCCCGAAAACTCGATCCACGATTCCAGACCTTCTTCCCCTACTACTCGAGCGACTTTATCCGTATTCCAGAACTTGAAAACCGTCTGGTTTATCTTCCGGAACAACCGAGTATACGCACGAGCAAGTTCGATCTGTTTTCGGGACATCCGACGTTGGGAACCCCGATCGACGATTTCTGCCTCTGTTGCGGTTCGCCGGCCGGAAGACTCATACTCTCCCGCTTGGTTTCGAGAAAACCCAATAATTTCTCGGGAAGTTCGGCGGATGTACTCAGCATCGGCATAAATGTTCGTCGGGGGAGAGTTGTTGAAGGGGACAATCGCATCTTTCGGGTTGTGAGACTCCTCAACCCCCAAAGCCGCACCAACATCCGCGTCCAAAAGCCTCGTAATCGCGTCTTCCGTAAGAGCACCCTTTGCGTATAGGAACTTCAAAACCGAAGCACGTCTTTGTTTTGAGGCTTGGGTGGTTATGTCATCAAGTTCGGCTTGGGCACCTTGGAGATAATCCGCATCTGACGTAACCCAAAAACTCCGAGCTTTAGGCGTGAATCGAAGCTCGACGAAGGGGAGTCCATCGATTTGAAGGAGATCTTCTTCCTTCCTCAACCACGAAGGGTGGTCTTGAGAAAGAACCTTAACCACCTTATCCCGACGGTCGTGGATCTCCCACAATTCAACAAACTCAACCTCAGACTCCCCTTTCATCTGAACTCGATCCCTCGTATACCCCGCCCTTGTAACGTTCGAATACGACTCGACAAAGGCCTGAAGCGAGCAATTCGGTTGTAAGGTTCTGTTTCCCACGTATTTCGGATCAGCCCGAGCATCTTCTACATGTCGAACAATCCTATGTGCAACCCAAGGAGCCTCGTCAAAGGTTCGAGTTCCCCACGGAACCACGATATCGTGAGGAAGAACGCTCTTAACCCAAACCATCCCTGGAGCACTTCGGATAAACTCGATCTTCCGTCCTTTTGAATCAAACGACGTAAACGTCGCACCGCTTCCGGGAGATGTCTCATACTCCCTCGAAAAACCAAATTCCGAGTCGTATCCGATCTTTATGATCCCAACCCCGAAGAGGTACGCGTTCAGGATCGCATCTTCAAACTCCCACGGAACTTCAAGCTCCTCCATAAACCACGCGTCCAGACCTTCAAGAATCTGCCCCGACTCGACGAACTTAGACTTTCGAGGTTTTAGGAGGATCGAAGGATTCGGAACGGCCAGGTACGAGAGAAGGGAGTCTCCATTCGATGCAATAAGGTTCGGGCCGCTTTTACTCTTACTCGGACGACCTTTGTTGTAAAAGGTATCTTCGAGCTTCCTCCACCTTTCTTCTCCACCGAATTGACGACGGTGAACCAGGCCGTCACCGATTCTTTGAAGCCATGTTTTCACGTCGTCTTTCATTTTCCAACCCTTAATCCAAAGCCGCTCGACCCGTCATTACAAGGATCAGTGCAATCCCTCGGTCGACGGCTTCGCCAGTTGTCACCTCACCCGTCGACCACGCTACGACGAGTCCAAGAATCGCCGCAACCGATACAAGGTACGTTTTCTTGCCTTTGAGAAATTCGCGGATCGCGTCCATGTTACCAGCCCTTTATCATTGGAACCACTTCACTGAGGATAGCCTTGAGGAAAAGAATCGCATCCCTTCCGGACTTTTTCGCCATTGTGTCCGAAACGATCACCGCAACTGCCTTGTCCACAACCTCATCCGGAAGAACCGAAATGTCCTCTCGAACGTCTTCGATCCGCTTAAGGGCAGCTTTCCCAGCATCGTCCAACGGCCGGAACCCGTCGTTTACCATCTCGGTTATCGACTTTGTCGACTTACTCATTCTCACGCTCCTTCGAAGTAAGGGTCTTAATCGAGTCGATCAGAACACCCTGAAGCTCACTCAAAACGCTCGAATCGACTCCGGCGTTCATGTAATCAACAATCGCCCGTTCGAGTTTTTGATGTTGGAGCAGGTTCTTCATATTAAAATCTCGAACCGTTTTGATCTTTGCCTTGATCGCCCGTGTCATGGCATTTTGTTTTTGTACGTTGTCGGTAATCGCCCCGGCAAGTTCCGCAGCCTGATCCACCGTTAGAAGCCGCGTAACCTTGACCTTTCCTTCTTCGTCGACGATCTTATGTTCAGTCGCGACCTTCGACGCAACGTCCAACGCAACCGCTTCGGCTGTGGCTCGAACCTCTCGATCCCTCTGAACTTCCCACATCCCCAAAACCGCATTGTCGATCTTCGCATCACCGACAAGGAAGTTCGTCAAAGCCACGGTTTTAAGTTCCGTTCCAGCTGCGACCCCCTCAGAAGCCGCACATCCACTAAAAACCGTACAAAAGCATGTAAGCATAAACATCAAAATCGGCATCTTCGGCATCTTCGGTGTCTTCAGCATCTTTTTCTCCTTAAGCCGTTCGTGCTAAAACTGTAAACTGACCTGCGTCAATCGTCTTATCTCCCCCTGAACCCGAAGCCACAGCCTCCCACGTCCACGTCCCTGTGGCTTCCCCTGTTGTGTCGTAATCGTAATAATACTTTCCCTCCGCGAACTTCGTCATTGCCCCATCCGTAACCTTTCGAGTCGAATTCGGGTCCATGATCCGAATAACGATACTTCCCGTCGGATCAGTAAACGCTCCCGCACCGCTGCGTATGTGAGCAATAAGCCTTACCGAGGCTTCGAGGTAGTACGATCCCATCTTACGTCCTTTCGACCCGTTCGATCCTTTCGACCCTACGTCTCTCTGTCGAACAAAGAAAGATCAAGTTGTGGGGTATCCAGAAGCACAATGTCGAGAATAGGCTTGTCCATAACGCAAAGGTCCAGAATCGGAAAGTCTCCCGAGGACACCTCAAGGTCCTGAACCACTCCCGCGATCCAACTAACCGCATGTCCGAGTTGGTGTGCAATCAAGATCATCGGTAACGTCGATTCGATTTATTTATAAAACAAATTACAATGACAGGCATTAGCGGCAGGAGCAGAGTTACCTTCATTATCGGTACTACACGCGGCGGTAATGGCCGTGCTGAAGGCAATACCCTGAGGCACGGAGAACGTAAAACCAGCTCCATCAGAATCCGCATTGCCGGGTATGATGAACTGCACGGTCGGCGTCGTTGTGCCCACAGTCACGCTGCCTTGGGCCACGTCAAACAATTGCAGATACAACGGGGCATCGGTTGTGTTGATGACGTGCATGGCATACAACGTCCCCGCCGCAGCTTTGACCACTACGGCCGTTTCATCAAGGTCCATATCATAAAAGATCGAAAGCCCTCCGGTCGTCCGACCTTGAATGCCAACATCCCCGATCAAGTTGGACCCGGCAGAGATGCTCGTTACGTCGACGTCGCCGATATCCACGCCCGAGTTCGCTGCGAGCTTACCAATCGCGTTCGTTCCTGCCGGAAGGGAACTTGCAATATCCACGTTCCCGATGTTGTTGTCGCCTGCAGGAAGGGCATTCGTAATGGCCGTTACGGCTGAAACCGTGGTGATCGTCCCGCTTGAGATCACCACCGCCCCTGTATTACACGCAGTAATCTTGCCTTCGATAAGTCCACAAGACGTGTCGATTGCAGTAAGAAGCACTTCATTCGCAGCATGATCGACGTTCGCAGCAGTTAAAAGGACTTCAATCGCAGCAAGGTCCGTTACGAGGGCTCCCGTGTCGGTGTCAATCGTCCCGAGAAGGACTTCGATTGCCGCAAGATCCACGACCATTGCATTTGTATCGGTAAGGATATTCCCCGTATCCGCGTCGATCGACGTTAGGAGGACTTCGTTCGCCGCGTGGTCGACATTTGCGGCAGTCAGGAGAACTTCGATCGCAGCGAGATCCGCAACGGCCGGATCATCAGATGCAAGCGTAACCCTTTGTACACCCGCCGATACGGCTCCCGCCCCTCCCGCACACAACGTATACGTATACGATTCGGCACTCCCCGAAATCAACCCCGTTCCCATTGCCTGGACAAGAGCGGTATCTCCGGAAAAGGTTACTTCCGCTCCAGCAATAATCACACCATCTTCAGTCCCAACAGAAAGTTGCGTATTGTCGGACATTTATCCTACTCCTGTAAGGGATAGGGAATATCGTCGAGAGGTGGGCGACGCGAGGTCCGAACAGGCGAAGTTATCCTGCCCGCGTGCTCCGTTAAAACTCCCCAGCCCGCAGCGAGTGTCGCCAGAGATCGACGAGTCTGTCGTCGAGGCACGGGTCGTACCCTCGAGAGCGAGCGTGAGGCTCGATCCGTCTACCGTAAGCCGGATCACCTGGCCGATGGACGGGGCAAAGTTGGCCGCCTCAACGAGCTTGGTAGACGAGGCCGAGACGAACTTGTAGATCCGCCAGTCGTAGGTGGAGCCGTTTTTATAGTGGATTCCAAAGTACGAATCGAGACTGGCATCCGCACAGCGGCACATGGGACCGCCCTGCATGGCCGTATCTACGATCTCGATTTCTGCGTAGTGATCGTCAGAGGACAGGTCGTGCGAGGCTGTACTGTACGACGTTGCCGCGTAAGGCCACCACTCGTTCCCGTAGGTGCCGGGGTCGTCGTATTCCCACCACGTCAGATCCGGGCCGACCGTATGGGAGTTCGATTGGTTGAAAGACTCGCTGTACGACGTCTCCGGAGGCAGGGGCGTCTCGTCTGGGAGATCCGCAGGGATGATCTCCCGCCGCTGGCCAACACGCAGGCCGAAGCGGGTTAGCTTGGTCGCCAGCCACCGTCGATACGTCAGCCTGTCATGCTCGGACAGATTGCCGTCGATACATCGCTGACGGAGCCTGCGATAGTTGCTCCTCAGTACGTTTCGGACTTGCGACCAGTGTGCGTCGGCCGTATTGCGGAATCGTCGTGAGAGTGACGGGTGATTCAGGCCCAACAAAATTTCCAGGCGACCATGTCGGGTTGGCATCAGCGGCTTGCATCCGACCTGGCCGCTCGGGTCGGCCCTGGCCGTAAGCGTCTCCCAAAGCACATCGTGGAGCGTGGAAGTTTCCAGCGCATCAATACCAAAGGCAGACGACCAGACCGCTCGCACGGCGGGGCGCAGATTCACGTCGAGTTGCGAGCCGAGGAATTTGTAATCGGAGGAAAGGCTCACCGGAGACACGAAGAAGCCGCGACCGTTGGCCCCGGCGTTCGGGGCAAGGTCAAGAGCAGCCACGACGAGAGACGGAGGCGTGCGGATATTCTCCTCAGTGAGTACACCATACTCATCGTAGTTATTTTCTAATTGCCATGGGCCGATATAGTAGTTCACTTCTCACTACCCCTTCTCCAAAAGACGGTCTATTTTCTGCTCCATCCGATCAAGCCTCTTTCCCATCTCGGCACTTTTTTCACGTTCGTGTTTTTGATGTTCTTCGAGTTTGATATGCGTTCGTATCGAAACCGCCTCAGCGTTCCGAGAAGTCAAAAACACAGCACCGATACTCGTCGCGGTTATCGAAATCGCGATGAGAAGCCACTTCATCCGATTCGTGCATCTCTTTCCGATAAGCTCAAAAACCTTCTCACCGCTTAAAGGTGCCATACCAAATGCCCTTTCGTAGAGGGTAACCTTCGGGTTCTTACCCAAGTTCGATAACCACAACGTCGCCACCCGCGGTTGAGAAGAGTTTAATCGTATCCGCAAGCGTCTTGTCGATATCCAAAACGATCGGAGCCACATCCCCCGGAAGGGCAGGAGATGTTCCGCTTACGGTTCCAGTTCCAAAGGTAACTTCCTCCCCCGACGCGTCTGCGAAAAGGATCAAACGTTTGAGTTGCGTACCCAAGGCACTTCCCTTAAGTGTCGCAAGGGTCTGTCCCCCGGCAGTATCATCCGCCGTGGCCTTCCACGCAGCAAACAAACTCGTAAACGTCGATGTAGTGAATGTTCTTATTCCCATTTCCAAATCTCCAAAGAAACCGGGGTAATACCGCTTTGTTCGATCTCGACCCCACCCGTCACCCCACCGCCATTACATCATATGGGAACCCCCGTTCCGGACGCGACATTTCAAGGATTTCATCAATCGCGTTGTCGAGGGAAAACGGGTCGTCCCTCGCTGACCTCCCCCTTCCGACAACCGTTTGGGTGAGCTTCCACCAAGGCAAGTGCATGGAAAGGGCATCGGCAATATCATCAAACGCACCCAGGGGGAACACGAGAAGTTCGTTTACAAGATCCTTCATCCAAGACCTAAACTTCAAAACACCTCCCGCAACGAGCGGAACGAGGCCGAGGATTCGCTTTTCCTTCTTCGCCCTTCCATGGGTAATGTTCTCAACAAGAAACCACAGGTTTTGTTTCTTCATCCGTTCTCGTGCCCAATATGCAAGTGTATTCTGATACGCAATGGCCTCGATAAGGACCTTGATCGGCTTCCACAACGCGACCATTCGAAATAGAGCATCAAGCACTTCCCCTGGATTCGCCCGAGCCCTCCAAAAGTCCAAGACATAGATGTTCCCGGTTTTCATATCCTTCCCGGTAACCATAACGACGTTGAAGTCGCTTTGCCGACCTTTAAGGTCTTTCGGGTCGGATGCAAGGTCGACGGATATCATAACCATCAACCCTTGTGGCTCGGTTTCGTAATACCGAAACCACGAGGCTTGGAAGGTCATCTGAGACCCGGAAACCGGGGAGTTCAGGTACAAACACTTATACATGTATGGACCCAAGGCGTGTTCGATTCCATCAAGCACACTTTCCGGGAACCGGGAAGGGTATTGGACTTCGCCACCTTCATCCGGAAGCCCGTCCGGCCCTTCCCGTGCGGCACGTTTGTAAAACAAATAATCCGGTTCGTGATCTTCAATCCACTTAAGAAGATCGAGCTCTGCCCACCGAGTTCCGACGATTAGGATCTCGTCGTCGACCGGGTTGTTCAGAAGCGGTATCGCAAGCCGGTGCCAGCCGATTGCCTTTTCGATATCATCCATACTCGGTGCGGCTAGATCCTGGGAGAGGTCTTCGAGGTCGGGGGCAACGGTGTCGTCTTCGATAATCAGGTTGTAGTGCCTGGATGTAAGCTGGGTCCGTGTCCCGGCGGCCTCGAAGGTACTCTCCGCATACGCCTTCGGGCGATTTATACACAAGGAGTCGGTCTTCCACGTATCCCCAGGTTTTGGGAGAAGCTCCGGGAACAACGTTCGGAACAAGGTGTTTTTCTCGAAGATGCCCTTGATCGACCGGAGCTTATTACACGCATTTGTGTGGGTGTTCTGAACGAGCAAGACCCGAATCTCGGGGTTTTGGACGGCCCGCCAAATCGGGTAGGAGATGGAGCATAAGGTCGTCTTCAACCACCCTCGAGGAAGCGTAAGGGCAAACCTCCGACGGAGCTTCGGGTTCTCGAGCATCCGACAGATCGGAAGGTGGACTTCCGGACAAAACCAATTAAACCCTAAAACTCCCTTTGCGAAGAAGTAAAGGGACGAAAGGGCTTTGGCCTTGATCCGCTCAAGCTCCTGAGCCTTTATCTTCCTCGGGTTTCGGACCTTTTCGATTTCGGTGGGTGTGAAGTTCATCTTCATCCATACCTGATCGCTCTTCTTCAAGAGCAAGATTCAGGACTTGAAGTTGCTCGACGTTTAAGACCTGGACGTCGACACCCTTGTTCTGGTCGACCCTCCCCAGACCCACCCTGTCGAGGATCGCGGTAGCACTTGCCTGACGGACTCGGCTATCATCGTCCTCGAGCAGGGAAATATGGGTCTGAGCGGCGTCGACTGCAGCGGTTTCAAGGAGATCGCGGGCTTGGGAAACGGAGACCGCCACAGCCTCGTCATGGGCCTTGTTCATGGAAAGACGCCGTCGGGCGATTTCTTCCTGAACCAAAGGTGCGTTCATGACATTACCCGCACCGGCGGGGGTAATGTTGCAGATCTCGGCAATTTCCTTTCGGGACTTTCCTTCGAGGATCAAGTCGATGATCTTATAATGTCGGCTTAGGAGACGTTTCAGGTCCGGCATTTTTCGGCCCTTTCGAGTCCTTTACAGTCGAGGGGGGAAAGTGGGAAGGTTTTAAAAGCGTGAAAGTCTTGAAAAATCTCACGCGTGGGGAGGGTCACCCTTAACGGCGAGGGCGGGGGGTCGTGGGGGGGATGGGTGGGGGGGTCGTTTAGGGGGTTTGGGAAGGATACCCGAGGCGTCGGAGAGTCATCCGTCAGCCGGTACGGCTGTGAGCAGGATTACCCCGACACCCGTGGTCGGGTATTCCCCGTCGTGGGCGGGCGGAAGGGGGAAAAGTTAATTACTTTGTAAACTAACTTATGAATACCATTCAGTAACAGAACGGCCATGTGACAAATATGGCGGATAAAAAATAGAAAGGACACTTAGTTTCCCCTACAATACCTACAACGGGCCGGAAGACGCCCCGCACGACCCTATGCGATAGGCGAAGGGTCGAAGCCGGAAAACTCATTGAAAACCAAATAACGCGAAAGAGGACAAGGGTCGGGATCTTGGGAAATGACGCAAAATCCCTAGACCCCTGAAAGGACGCAAAACTATGAAAACCCTGACCCGTACGTTTGGTTCGAGTATCCTTAAAGGTCGGAAAATCCCCGTTCGGTACGAAGGCTTCGAAGATGCCGACGAAGCCGTGGCAAACGGTGTCACGCTTGACGACCTTGTCGACGCGTACAATTGGCACGTTTTGGGAACGCCTTCGATCAACAAGGCACGTGCTCCGTACAACAAGGCTCCGTCCAAGGCTGAGACGAATTGGGCTCTGGACAAGGTCTTAATGGGAGACAACGACGAGCTCAAACAACGCTTTGCGGACGCCCCGGATCGGCAAGATGTGTTGATGGAGTTGATCCTCGACGAACGCCTCCGGACGATCGTCCCCGAGTAAACTTCCCCGACGAACCCGACCCAAGGTCTCGACCCTTGTCCTTTTTCGAACCGAACCCCCCGAACCCTAAAAAGAAACCGGGATCGTCCCGGTTTGTGAAACGTAGTGGATATATGGATATAGGGATAGACGGATATAACGGTTTAGGGGGGGGGTCTCTTGTATGCATAGAAAAAAAATAAAAAAAAAACTCACACACACACCTTCACACGAGGGAGACCCCCCCCCTT